AGAACAGTTATTTTTCTGTGATATAGTGAATCTTGATGTATCAGAGATACCGCTTACACCACCAACTAAAAGACTAGGAGTCTGATTAGGGAACGGTAAAGGTACCACTGATGAACCATCTCTAGTTTCAATAGTCTTTAAATATATAGATGATTCTCTATTAAAGTTGTTGAAATCATGAACATCACTTACAGACTGTACTCCAGGGAATACATATTGAGCATTATCTAATTGTCTTTGCTTGATACCTAGATTGTTATCAATTGCTCCACTATAGTCATAACTACCTATTGAGTTAAATGAATACCCGTAGTTTCTTCTAGTGATTCCATTTATGTAGATAGTTAGATATGCTTGATATGCAGCAAACATTGCTGATGCATTAAACGTTGGTGTGATAGCAGCAATATCTTCACTAGATTTAAGAGCATCACGTTGAGCTTCTGCTGTGAGAAGCTTATACGTAGCATTTTTCTTAACCTCTACAAAATGAGCTATACCACCACCAAACATAACATTCTCAAGCTTAAGAACAGTTCCTAAGAAAGGTTGTCCAAAAGATGTTTCAGGTGAGTTAAATACCATTCTGTATTTAGACTCATCTGTAGCAAATGCATCTAGTTTCTCTGGGTAACAAAGTGAGTTCTTTGTTGCATCTGTTGTAATACTGTAGCTAGTTGTTCCAGATAAGTATACAGGAAGTACCACTGAGTTCACTTGTTGTAAACCATTACCTGTCACTGTAATTTGTTTAAATACAGTGGTTAACGGATCTTGGTATTGGAATACAGTGGTTGATGCACTTGTAAGATTGTATGTATTATATGCAACTATAGTGATTGTAGCTGTTCCGCTTACAACTAGAATAGTACTAAGAGAACATATCTTTTTTGTAGTTCCAGTTACTAATGTTTCTGTCTTTGTTGTATTTGAAAAACAATCAGTGTATTGTATAACACATGTTGCAGTAGCTATTACATTATAAGTGATACACTGATCAAGATATGCATTGTTATTACTAAGAAGAAACTCATCCTTATTAAGATCATTATATGGATAGTTAGGAAAGAAGTATTCTGTTTCTTCTCTCTTATACTTACCTACGTTTCTAAGAATACCTTTACCTACAATAGATCTGTTTGTACTTCTATCTCCTCTTACAATCTTAAATCCTACAACGCTTTCTTTCTGTGCCTGCGTAAGATTAGATGCATACACTAAGTATGCAACTTGTTGAATGTCAATCTGTACACCCATTGGGAATATAGCATCATTCTGCATCACTGGTGCAAACCCTGCCCCTAGCGTGTATGTAGGACTTTCATATATAGGACTTACAAGAACATCAGGAAACTTATGATGTCTAATAGGCTGACCAGCAAGATCTCCCCATACATCTATGTTACATGGATAAGTATCAGTTGATTCCCAGTAAGCAAACTCACCGTATTGGTAAGGTCCTTTATATGATTGACTTGTTGAGTATCCAGGAGAAAACCCTGTTACAGAACCTGTATTATAAATCTTCCAATACGGTGCACTTGACCCCTCTCCAATAAAGTCAGGGTTAGTGCTTGGTACATCTGGTTGAGAACCTTCGTTAGCGGTAATCATTCTACCAGGAATATGGAAACCATCTGTTTGTTTACCATTACTCAATAAGAAAACTATCTCAAATGCATACACCTCATCTCTTAGATAACCTCTAAGGTTTGTAGCGTTTAATTCATCAGCATAAGTTTCTGCACTAGGGATTCTATAAGTTTCCCATTTAAGATCAATTTGACTAGCAATTGATTGATAGTTAATTCTATCTATAGAGGTAAGGTTATCCCAGATAAGAATATCTTGGGCAGTGGTTAAGTCTTGAGCCACCTCATAATATGGATACTTCTCAAATATTTCATTAATAGTGAGACGAATCTGTGTAACATTCTGTCCTGTATAAGTTACAGTTCTAGTAGCATCTTCAATAAAATATGTACCAACAAGCTCAACAGAAGCTATTGCATTTATTGTTTTTACTACAGCAAGATTGAAATACTGGAATTGCCCAGTGGTATCTAAGTTACTAATACTAACTACAATAGACTTACCTACTTGGTAAGAGAACTCTGGTGTAGTAATTTTGTTATTAGCAATAGGTGTAGGATTGGTAACAGAGTAGAAAGATGTGTATGGGTTACCAGCAGCATCACAATACTGAATAGCAAACTGATATGTACCAGCAGTGAGATCACCACCAGTTACAACATCAGTTATATCTAATGCAGGAATGTTAAAATTAGGCTGAACGTTTAATTGGTTACAATCAAGCTCAGTGGTATAAATAGGATCACATAAGTCAGCATTAGGAGCTAACTTATATGGAATGTTATTTAAATCTATATATCTTCTAGGATTAAGACCATCTGTCCAATACACTTCTGTAGTGCAATTGGTGATCTTATGAACAGCTTTTAGAATAGGATATTTTATATCAAAGCCTAAACATTTAGCACTTACGTATACACGATATACACAATCATTGTTATCCATATATCCAATCTGACTATCTCCTGTTTCAGGATTGGTTAAGAAGAATATATGTTTATTTTGTTCACCAATGAAATGAGTTCCTATTAAATGATAACCTGTAGGAAAGTTTAGACATAACTCATTACCTGGCTCATTCTGATAGTTAACAGAATCTGAGTCAAAGTTCTCAACACTAGCATTCAATGCATACGTAAGCTTACCTTTCTCAACCTGATTTACAGATTGATCCATGTTTAAGCCAGATATAGCACTGTTGTACTCCTGCTTAATATTAGTTGTTTCTTCTCCAGCCATATCTGTAACTTCTATTTGGTAGTTCGTATCTGTTAAATCTGTTTAAGTCTTGGATGATTCTTCTTTGCTTAGCCCAAGAATCTTGTTTCTTCACCTCAATGTCAGCCATGATAAATGCTTCATCAGCCATCTGTTTATAGTTCATCATCTTCCTCTCTAGCTGATTATATGTTTCATCGTTAGTTTGGTTAGTGAGTGTTTCCATCATTTTGTATTTGATGAAAGCCTCAACAAACTCTCTAACACGATAGTTATCTGGAATCAATTGATTACCTATTCCATCATAAGCTGTAGAATAGAATATCAAATGAACTACACCATTTCTAAAGTTGGTTACAAACTTGTTATCTCTAATGTCAAATGAATCTGCAGCAGAGCTACCAAAGTTTGCACAGTCTAATGTACAATGAGCTTGTACAGAGATGTTACCTGGTTTTAATAAGTATTGTCTGTGATACTCTACAGCCACTTGTTGGTTAGTCTTATATACAGCTTGAATAAGCTCAGGCATACATGAAGGACAACCTGTTGTACATTCTAGATTGGTACAAGGAGCTCCTCCAGAAATAACAGGACTAACCTGTATTGTTGTTTGTGAAGCTGCTTGAGAATAGAATGAATTAGCTGTTTGATAAGGATAGCCAGGGATTGATGTACACAACCAAGCTTCTCTTACAGCAAAGAAGTTATCAGGAAGTCTAGCTTCAAAGTCCTCAATATATAGAAGCTGTTCGCTAATAACATAAGAAGACCTTCCTAGTTTCCTAAGACATTTATCCAGGTATGTAGGGAATAACAAATCATCTACAGCACCTGTATCGAAGTAGCTTTTAAACTCTTCTTTCACAGTCGAATAGACAGGCTCAGGGGAGATGAAGTTATACTTGTAGTAATATGACATTTATTTTATTTTTTCCATTCACGATAAATATGTTGATATTGATCGTTGGTTTTTATGTAGTGAGATAACAATCTAGATGTTGTACGAGATGGTTTGAAATACCAGAGTTTCATGTTCTTGAATCTGGCTGATTCTCTAAACCACATCCACCCAAAGAAATATCCTTCAGTGTGGTAATTAAAATTGTAGATTATTTTACCCTTCTCTTTAGATCTTTTCCAATCAACTGGTAGGTTAACATATTCCTTACCATCGATTAGTTTCATCTTCTTCCTCTTCTTCTTATTGATTGAGAAGTCACCAAATCCAAAAGGAAGTTTAGCTTTCTCTCCAGTTTCTAGAATATAGTTCTTGAAGCTCTCATTATACAAATAGATGATGTTTCTCCATTGGTCAAATGAGATTTTTACGGAAGGGTTCTTTTTACAGAAATTATTGTAGTTTTCTTTACTGGAGCTTCTCCAATCAACTTTTATTCGCATTAGTTTGCATTGGTTGTGTTTGGTGCTTGACCATCCACCCCATCTGATGTTTGATCTGTTTTCAATCTGAAATAGGTTGATAACAGCTTTTGAGATGTCAGTTCTAGCACTTGCTTTTCTAAATAACCAGGGCAGCCATATTCTTTATCTAGAGGATTCATACAATAATCTTCTAAATTAATATTATCACCACACTGACAGTCAGCAAACATGATCTCATTAGGAACATCTTCTTCAAAGAAAGCAGCAATTCTAACAGCTTGTAATAAAGGATTATTTACATATAAATATCCTCCATTAGCAATCCAGTAGTATTGTTCATTCTTGATGATTGGAAGTTTTAAGAGATTTAAATATCTATTGATAGTAACCTCTTTTAACTTTTTGCCTTGCCCACTCATAGCGTTTATTGAATAAACACCTTGAATGAGGTATTGATAATTACCCTCGCAGATACGAGGAAGTTTATATTTTGTTCTAGCTACAGTACAAGGATCCACATAATCACAACATTCAGAAATAGGAACTTCTACCAATTCCAAACAAGGAATGGTAGTAAACAAAGTATCAGTAGCCCAAAGCTTTCTGAGATTTGTCTCACGTTTTACTAATAAAAGTGTGTTGTTCTTAATCTCAGATGCAACCACTCTATCAGTGATTAAGTTATCTGTTGATAACAATTTGTGCATTGAACGCACATCTGAAACTAATTTCCTTAAAGTTGCCATTATAAATACTGTTTGAATATATTTGTCATTCCCTCAGCTTGATCGATTAGGAATGCTGTCACTTCACCTTTAGACATTGTGTGACCATTCTTATCATCCCAAAGGCTCTTAGCATTTGAGAAAGCTGGAATTTGGTAAAATTTAATACCGTTAAAATCATGACTCACTTCATGGTGTTTATCTCCTGTGAATATATAGAAGTTATGGTGGAATGACCATTGGTCTCTATATTCTATTGGAAACAGTGCTGCAAGTTTAGCTGGCTTAATCGCATCCCCATGATTGAACATTAATGCTGAATTGCCATAACTTACATACTTTCTGTATTTAGGAGAGCTATCAATTGTAAGTCTGTCTATATTTCTAAAATACGTTTGTAACCAGTTAACCATATGCCATCCTACAAACTCATCGTGATTACCAGCTACATACACCACATTAACATGTTTAGCGTATTGTAATAACATTGTAATCATTAACACCTCATGGTCACATATATATTCAAATGAAGTGTGATATGTATGTGTATTCTGTTGAGGAGTTCCTTTTGTAGTTGCATTGGTGTATTCACTATTAAACTCATCTGAGCCAATAATGTATGTTATTTCTTCTAGGTTGTTTGAAAGTTGAGCTTGTGCAGCTATCACTTCCACCTTATACATAATCTTAGCTAGTCTATCTAGTACATTGTTATTACCATCTACATCCCATTTGTTTAAATGAGAGTCTTGTTTGTTGATAACTAACATACCGTTTGGTCTCTCTGGGTCAAACTTAGGACTCATAACTTCCTGACTAACAGGCTGATATGAAGCTAAAAAGTCCACAAAGCTATCTTGAAAAACTTGCTCTGCAGACTTCTTTGCTAACCAGGCTTTAACCTGCCAATGGGGATTTCCACCATTCCCCCAGAAGTTCTGTACATATTTAGTTATTTCCCATTTATCTGTGTCTATGTGACACTTCTCAATTAGTTCATCTAAGCTCTTAACCTCTTCGCTAAAGTTAGCTACCACCTCACCAACACCTTTACTAATGTCCTCTGTAAACTTAACTATTACATTCTCTAGTTCAGAAATGTAATTTCCAACCTCAGCATCTTCCTCACTCTTCTCTTGATTTCTTAATTCTTTTAATAACTCGTCAACCTCAAACTCTGTAATTCCAAGCTTATCAGCATAGAATTGTTTACTCTTTTTCCAATGTAGAATCTCTTCTAGCTGTTGTAGCAATGATTGGTTTTCAGACATATATGGTTTAATTTAGTTAAAATTAGTGTAAAGGTACGAACTAATTTTGACATTTACAAAATTTTATTAACCAATTTAATTATATAGATTAATCAATTTGATTAGAGTTAAAACAAAAACCCCCAGCCTAGAAAGGCCAGGGGATACCTTGTAAAACCAACAAAACAAGGTTTTTGTTATTATGTTAAGGACACGCTGTTGTAGCAACAATAAATCCACCGTTATCTACTTGATAGCTATCTGAACCAGCACCTTGAGAGTACCATTGGTTACCTCCCACTACAGGAGTTACTCCACATTCACCAGCTACCCATAACCTTGTAGGGGCTAGAGCATTATCAGTATCAAATAAAGTTAAGCTTCCTAAATGAGCACATGCAGTGGTATTAGAAGGATATAAATTTAATTGCTGACAAGGAGCAGCTGTAGTGGTTGTAGTTGTTGTAGATGTACTAGTACTAGTAGTTGTGGATGAACTAGTAGTTGTAGTTGTTGTACATGGCACTATAGATATATCTGTATAGTTTGTACATGTTCCTGTAGACATAACACGAACGATTGTTGTGCTAGTTGGAACCACTGTAGATGTATATCCAGCCAATAGGCTAGATTTTGCCACACCTGTCTCAAATGGTGTAGAATAAGAATCTACATTTGAATATAGACTAAATGATCCTGTTGAAGAACCAGCTGTCGTTAATGTAATTAATACCGTCATATTATAGGTTTATTAAGGAATTGTAGTTGTAGTGGTTGTTGTTGAAGATGTACTAGTTGTTGTTGATGTAGAACTAGATGTTGTAGTAGTTGTTGTAGGAGGAATTGTTGTTGATGTAGTAGTTGTTGTAATTGGACAAGAGTTTACCAATGTACAGAACATCACCTTTAAAGATGGATTCTGATTGATTACAGTGATAAGAGTTTGTACTAATTCTACAGGATCAATTGCATTATCTAGTTTCTGTAAAGCTAATGTCAATATATCCCCTGTATCAATTCCTGAATTAGGAAGACCTGGGCCATTATATTGAACGGCTGATGTAGGAACAGGATAACCAGCGAATGCTCCATTATTACAATTCTGTGGATAATAGGCATTCACTGTATTCTCAAAGCAAGGTGTACCAGGTACGCAAGCCATTATAGTTTAATTTAATCGATTAAGGAATGTACATGATATAATAGCAAGCACGTACAGGTTGGATGTTAGCATGACCTAATCCACCACCTGTATTGCTAATTGATGCAGTTATACCTGTAGTAGCACTTGCTGTGTATTGAGGTCCTGTTAGTGCTGGATCACTATTTGATAATTGTGTAGCCACACATTGTGTTCCACCAGAGTCATCTGTAGTTCTGTTACCTCTAAAGATAGAGCTACCAGGAGCATGTACGTGACCAGGGTCAGTAATTACAATAGGATGTGAGTGTGCAGGAATTTGTGTACTGTTTAACGTTACA